TTCCTCACCGAGATTGCCGCCAGCGCAGCCCTTAATGGCTTTCAACGCCATCAAATCAATATCGCCATTATCGCGCATAATCATCTGCGCGTTTGGTGATTTTGAATGGTTGGTGTAGCGGCCGGCCGGGGTGCGTTTCCCGTCGATCCGGGCAGGCGCGATTACCTCGCGCTGACCAATATCCGCCGTTGCAAACAGGCCATCGCCTTGAATCTGCGACCCCATTACCGCGACCTTATAGGCGCCGTATGGAAACGAGGTTTGATCTGATTCATCCTCAGACTGCGCACGTGCAATAGCTTCGGTAAAGCCAAACTCCGTCAGTACCGAGTCATAATCCTCGCGGTCAGTGCCGAGCGGCAACAGAGGAACCGAAGCCTGATGCGCCTGCCAGCCCTCGCTTTTGTCGAGATAGGTGGCCTCCAGCGTGGCAATATCAGTTTCGGTGGTGGCGTAGATGTTTTGCCATACCATGTCCTCATGGACATAGCCGATCTTGCGCCCCGGCTTGCCAACAAAGGTCATCGGCGCAACGAGATCCGTCGAGGTGCCGTCGTCATTCATGACCGTCACGCGCCCTTTCAGGAATACATTCATATGTTCAAAACGCTGGGCATGGCCAATGGCATACGAGCCAGCCGGCACCGTCACCTCGCGGATATAGATACCAGGCCCGAAGCGATGCACCACCGGACAATCGACCTGCGGCAGTTTCAGGAATTCTCGCTCGATCAGATCGACCTTAGAACTTCTAGCAGATAGATTGAATGTCACTTCCGGCGTGACGGTCGGAATCATGTTCATACCGACTCCGAGCCGCTGATGGTGATGGTAACGCCATTGCCAGAGGCGCGAATTGAGCTGCCGGGATTCACCTTCTGGTTAATCAGCCCAAAGATCGTCTTGGCCGATGTAGCGGGAACCGTCACCCGATCAACTTGCGTCGCATCCGTAGCGGAGCCGCCAGATGGCACGAGAAACACATTGACAACGATGGCGCCACCTGTCGGATTCCATAATTGCGCTGCCGATACACTGGCGCGCGTATTGCTATCGGGCGGGCTATAGACAGAGCCAGCGGCCCCGGTCATCACCGTTTGACCTAGCACCTTCCATGTAATCGTCATTTATTGTCCTTATCTGACGCGGCGCGCCCGGATAAATCCCTGCGTCGTCGCCGTGCCACCGGAATGCACCGCGAATCCTACTAAATATACCGTGGTCGTTGCGGAAAGCGAGAAACGCTGTTCGGGGGCAATCGTGGTTATGGCACCACCAGCAGTCACCGAAATATTACCGAATTGGGTATATAGAGGAACAGCGGGAAGCGATGCCGACATTGAACTAACTCCACCCAGTACGGCAGTAATGGTATCACCCGAGCCAGCCAGATAATAGGTATTGCCGCTCACATCCCAATCACCAGCCGTCAAGCTTATTGATGTTATATTCGTCGCCGTGGCAGAGGTAATGCCGGTGCTGCCGGAGGTGGCTGCCACATGCTCACCAACGCCGCCTGCATTGACGCTATTATTGGTGGTGGTGCCGACAATGCCATTCGTTTGGGAAGGCGTAATCGCGCCGGTCGCTGAAATCGTGGTCGCCGCTACTGGTCGAGCTGTGCCGCTTCCAAAGCCAGCAGCCGGAGGGTTGGCGATCTCGCCTTCCACAAATGCCGTGGATGCAATCTGCGTGGTATTCGTGTTCGTCGCTGCGGTTGGCGCGGTTGGCGCACCTGCCAGTGCCGGAGACGAAGCAAAGACTAGCGCGCCGGAGCCAGTCTCATCCGAGATCACTGTAGCCAATTGCGCCGAGGTTGTGGCAGCAAACTGCGACAGCGCATTCAGCACAGACGCGGCATTCGTCACCTGGCCGACGGTGTAATCCCCGGATTGCGCTGTAACCGCGCCAATCCGCCCAAAAACGGACTGCACCGGCGCCGATGAGGTTGCCTCTGATACATAATCAAAAGGGACAGCCCCAACCAATGAACGGTCAAACTCAAGTAGTTCATCAAGGCTCTGCGGCGGCAGTGCAACCTGCCCGTTAATTTCGATTTCCTGTGCAATCGTGGCTGCAATCAGATCAATGATCGCCTGCCGGATAGCAGTAAGATCAGATCCACTGGAGCCGCCAATCCGCGTCATTAACTGCTGCAGCCAAATCCACCAGGCCCGGCTAATCTGCCCAGTTCTCGCATCTAGAAACGGCTCGCGAATGTTCGGAAGGTCAACGCTCATGACGTGCCGCTCACCGCTTCGAGAAACGCGCCTTGAAACGCGACCTTAGCATTCGCTGTGGTGCCGATACGGAAGATACGATCCCGGCCCATGCCGAGCCGATTCCACTGCACCCGTTGCCAGTACTGGCCAATCTGGCCGAGCTTTTGCGTGAGCGTCGAGGCGAACGTATTGCCGCCATCATCGGACCAGGTTAGCCAAACTTCCGGATCGACCTCGCCGGTTAGCGGCGTGCCAGCATTGCCGACCGCGACTTGGCAATCCAGGATGAATTGGCGGAAGAACTGGCGATAGCCACTATTCGTGATATGCGGAAAATCCTTAATCCGCTGAATCTCGGCGCCATCGTCGGTATAGGTATTCATGTCGAGCCGGTAGATTTTACCGTTCTCGAAATCCCCAACCAGATTCAAGCCATCGAAATAGGCGTGACAGTTGGCGCGATGCCGGATCTCGCTGTTATCTGTCTGTCGATAGGCGCGTTCATGCCAGAGACCGGTGGCCACATCGAACCCCCATGTCTTGCTGGCCGTCGGAAACGTCAGCATGTAGAAGGTGTGGCCGTCGTCCTGATAGGTCCATGAGAACGCGTCATCGGTGCGCGTGTAGGCACCAAGTTCGGTCTCTAGCGCATGATCACTGACCCGCTGTGGCTGATAGTTGGCGGCGCGGAATACCATGTTGCCGCCGTTGCGGTCCCGGCCCAGCCAGAAAATTGTGTTATCGAGCCGATTCACGCTATGCGGCGCAATGCAGCCCACCTCGTTAAAGGCGCCTTGCATCCGCGTGAATGGCGAATCCGGATTGCCGGAATCATAGAAGATTTCCAGGCTGGTCGGCCCGAAGAACCACAATTCCTGATGATCGACAATCATCGTGATAATCGAATCGGGCGAGCCTTCCGCACTAGCGAAATCCAGCGCATCAATGGTCAGCGCATACAGCCCAGTCCAATAGAATTGCTGGGTATCGGGCTTGTTGAAGACCAGCCGGCCATTGAGGAAATAGACGAAATCGGCGCCAAACCAGCCATCACCGCTCATTAGCCCGGTGGCGTAGGTCGTCAGATTGACCGTGGGCGCGACCGGTGAGCCATCCACGAATACCGCGTCAGTGCCATTGTCCGCAGCCACGACGCGGCCAGAGACCGTGCCGAGATTGGCGATGCTGACCCATGTCCCAGCGTTGTAGCGGTAGATGGTCTGCCCGCGCACGCCAAACAGCGTACCAGTGCTAGCCACGAACAGCACGCGCACCTCGCCGTCACCGGGGATCGTACTCCACAGCAACATGCCTGGCGTGCCGTAGTATGTCATCGGCGCGGGCGAGCCCTGCGGGTTCGTCTCCGGGAACAGGTTGACCATACGGCCCGTGCCGGCAATTTTGCTTCGGGTCGAGGAAGCGCCAGAGGTTAGCGGAATCCGCATAGATCAGTCTCCGCTATAAACGCTGAATCGGCCCTGGAAATTCCCTTGCGGCAGATTTGGAGGCATTTCCAATTCACGGAAACGGGTATTGGTGCGCTTGACGATCTTCAGCGTAGTGGCAGCCAGTTGCGCAATATCCGGGCGTAGCGGGACGCCAAAGGCAGCACACAGCCATTTCGCTAGGTTGAAGCGAATGGGCGCAACATACTCAGGCGGCAAGGAAATGTCATCGCCTGGCGTGGAATAGATCGGAAATGGCGTCTTGACTGTCAATTCCAGTTGCCCCGACGAAGGCTGCGGCCACACATAGAGCATGCCCTGTGGAAACGACGGCTCATACAGAATTGCGTTCGGCGGTGCCCCGCTGATTTGCTGTTGGCTAATGCGCTGCCAGTCTGCTAGCGATGACAGCACATAGAGCGGCGGATAGAGGAGGCCAGCCGGGCTAATGCCGTCGCGCCACGCCGCCGCCTCCACCGATACCGGTCGCTCCACATCGAGCGCGCCGCCCGGGCCAATCGTGTATGTCACCGCGCCGGTCGCAGGAAGCACTAGCACCTTGAGCGCATAGACATCCAGGTCAGAGGTGCGCCAAAGCGCCAGCAACTGATTCAGCGTCTGGATGGCCGTTTTCGTCTGGCCTCCGGAAGGCGTCTGTCCTTCACCGATGATCCCGGCATCCATCAGCGCCAGTTCGATCACCTCACTAACGGTCGGGGCTGGAATGAGTGGCGCGACGACTGGCATGGGTTATTCCTTGGCTTTGGCGATTTCCGCCGCGAGACGTTCTGCGCCCCAACGCTTGTCGATCTTGACACCGAGCGATTCCGCTTCAGCCGTCAACGATTCCATGTCATTTGCGCCGCCATAGGATTCACCCACCGACACATAGCCCTGTGCGCGTGCTGCTTCCTCTTGGTCGGCATCCAGCACGACAATGGCCTCGCAGTCCCAGCCGTTACCCGCATACAGGGCCTTGGGATATTCACCCATTGTTCTCTCCAACGAGAAGCGCCCCACCGAAGCAGGGCGACTTCATCAGGCTTGCACGCCGGTGATCACCGATTCCGGGCGAGCGTATCGAACGAGATAGGTCTCGCTGGCAGTCGGGGTGATACCCGAGCCGGTGGCATTGACGAAGGCAATGGCGAGCGTGCCTGCCGCAGAGACGCGGTAATTCACGATGCCAAGACCAGCTTGCGTGGTGGGCTTGTTGACATCCACGAAATCTCCGACCTTGAGGCCAGGAACCGTGAAGGTCTGTTCAGCGGTGGTGTTTGCGGCAACGATAGCCGGCGACAGCGTGACCGAAATCACGCCAGTCGCCAGCAGGTTACCCATCAGGATACCTGCCATGGCGACCTCCTATTTAGTTGGAAAGGATGCGTGCGGCCAGTTGCGCGCGGAGAGTCTTATAGCCATAAAGCACATCAATACGGCAAGGAAGGTTATCGTTGTTGATATCGTACTGACGCACGATACGCAGCGACACGCCGTCATACACTTCGCGGGCCGAGAAGTCCACACCCTTCGGCATCACCAGATCGGCGGTAACGAAGGCGAAGGCGTCCTTTTGGAACGCCAGGCTGGGCTTGTAGACCGCCGATGCGCCGCCGACCTTGGTGATGGCCGAGCCGTTCGCCAGGCCGGTTGCCACGACGTTCTGCTGACCGGTGGTGGTGTAGATGGCAGGCGAGAACGACAGCGTACCGGCGCCGCCAGCATAGTCAGCGGTCACAACGAACTGTTGCAGCACGCCGGTATCAGCCTTGGTTTCCGGATGCACACGGTTCGTGGTAGCGAAGGTAATGACGTCGCCCTTCTTGAACGTGGTGGCGCCGGTCGCTACAACGACGGTGGTCGAGCCGTTGGCAGTCACTGCGCCGTTGACCGTGTAGGTGGTAGCCGAAACAGCGGTGCCCGTGGTCTGCGACGGCAACAGCGTGTTTTCGTAGATCTTGCCGAAACCAGCGGTGCGACCGACCATGCCTTCCCGATACTGCTTGGCAATCTCGGTCGAGTCTTGGAAAAGGCCCTTGAGGCTGTCGACCAGGTCCAGGTTGTCCTGGGTGTTCAGGATCAGGCAGCGGTTGTCGTTCGGGGCCAGGTTGTCCACCAGCAGCTTTCGGGCCGACAGCGCCTTGTTCAGCGTGATGGGCGAGCCGATGTTGTTGACCGAGTTGTAGACATCCAGCGCCATGTTGAAGGCGTCAGCTTCCACGTTCGCGGCCAGCACAGCCATAGCCGGCTCAAGCACGCGCTCTGCGAAGTCGTCCAGCGACAGGGTAAGCTCGGCAGACGAGAAGTTCACGTCCACGCCCTTCTGCGTACCCATCACTACCGACACACTCGATTCGGTGGTGTCTTGGGTCGAAAGGGTCTTGCCCGAGCGGATGGTGTACTGGTTCGGCAGGCGGACCTTGAGGGTGTCGCCGATCTTGGCGCCCGATTGCGCATACGAATCGTCGTACGAGCGGTTGATATTGCCGATGAAGTTCAGCTTCTGATGCAGGATCGCCAGCGCGCGGCGCGTGACGGCAGTGGGAGTGAGGATCGAATTGCTCATGGTTACTCCGAAGTGTCAGATTTAACGTTTTCGGCGGCTTTCATGATGACGGCGCATCCATTCATCAATGGGCAAATCATCATTAATTCCACCTTCGCTAGTACCACCCGTGCCAATCGGCTTGATCGGTGCGGGCGCCTTAGAGACAGGCTTGGCGGCTGGCAGTGCAAGCTTTTGCTCCAGCTTGAACAGTTCGCGCGCTTGTTTAGTAGGAGGCAGGGAAAAAATCCGGGTAGCCTCGTCCAGGTTGTCCGCTTGACCCAGATAGTGAATGACCTTGTGCGGTGCATCCGTATCCAGAGCG